GTGTTCTGAAATAGTTTGGAATTCCTAATCTTCACGGGACGTGATAAGTTCCTAGAACAGAAATATCTTTTGCGGTTAAATTGTGAAATTAATGATTTAGTTACATATTTAGAAATATATGCACTTATAGCATCTAAATTTTCATCGAGCGGGGAAGCAGTCGATAATCCAGCACGAAAACCAGTTAAATTATAAATAGTAATTCCCTGTCCTGTTTTATGACCAGAGTCTTTCAAACGGCCGTTAAAATTAGCTAAGAGGGCATGGAAGTGCACAGCCCCATCCTTATGGTATTCGGGAACACAAATATACTTTAATTCAGGTGAATGTTTATCTTTTTGGTTACGGAACCATTTAAGCATAACATTCTTGCAATGGATGAATGAATAGCGATCGTGTTTCTTTGGGTCGAACGTAAAAGTACAGAAATATTTGAAATTATTAGAGTAAATAATATCTTTAATAGCAGTTTTAGATCGGCGTAGAGAACTATAAGAGGGTAAATACTTATCTTCTGGGCGTAAATTACGGCGGAAATTGATACGATCGGAAATAACATTTAATACAGGTTCTTTATATATTATGACTTTAATCATAGAGGGATAAACTTTCGTTATATTTGATATATATTGCACCTTTTGCATGTACCTCACTTTCAAAAGTAGGCGTTATGTGTACTTATTATCAAGTAAAGTCCACATAACGCCCGATTCCCTTTTTGGGCGGCTTAAATTATAAAATCGGCATGAATCCGTCAAGCCATACGGCATTGACTGATTCATTAAACCGATTTTAATGACCAATTAAGCCAAAAAGGGAGATTATTCTTTAATAATTAAAGAGCTATTAAACTTTATCGTGGAGAGCCCGTGGACATAGATCCGCTCAGGATTCCCAGACCAGCGACCTAAATCGTCGCAAAGAATATCATCACCACGGATGAAATCATTGACTAGTTTATTGGAAATTTTAGATCGCCGGCATTGAATCATATAGAGACACTGCTCACGTAAAGATTTATCGAGACGACCATAAATTTGGGACGATGATAAAACAAAACAATGGCGTTTTCGAAGTTGCGAGAAGCACTGAACTAAATCACAAATTAAAAGCTTTGTGGCACGATCGAAGTTATCTTTTGGAAAATAAGTATGGAACTCATCCAATAAAAAGAAATTTATAACCTTATCTTCCCTGTTTAATTCAGGGAGACCTAAAAAAGTCGAAAATAATGTATTTTTAGATATTTTCTCACCTATACCAAAATTAGAGTAAATTTTGTTAATCTTCCAACCTTTTTTCTGATATTGCTTGCATAATCGCTCAAAATACCAGAGCATGGAAGCGGTCTTGCCACCACCCTGGGAACCACAAAACATATAATGGCCATAAGGAATCTCCTTTTTAATTTTTTTGCCACCGAATCGACGAGTCTTAAAAAGCCTGGACATGATAGAGTTATCACGTTTATTATTGACGGCGATGGGATCGAGATTGACTACTGATTGAGTTTTTCGCATAATTCCTCCAAAGAGTCGGCAATACGATCCAACGAAGAAGCAATACGACGAAGAGAGCCCTCAGGTGAATTCTTAACAGATTCTTTAATTAAATCATTAAATGACATAATAACTCCTTAATTAATTATTAATAATTATAAAATACTACGGCTTAATAAGCATATAAATAGAATATATTTTACGAGCAACCAAAAAAGCAAGAACACCATTTATCGCCAAAGCAATAGCTCCAAAAACAGCATTAGAATCAAATGGAAGACAGCAAGAAATAATGTGAAAAACTTCACCAATCACATTATTAAAAGCAATCATTACAACTAAATTCAGAAGATTAACAATAGCAGTAAAAAATGTAACAGAGAGGCCAATAATAAAAGCCAATTTAATACCATTAACAATCATTTCACCCATTATATTGCTCCTGAATTATTAAGCCAACGAATAACAAATCCAAAGATTAACATCATAGCAGAGATACCTAAAACGGGGGTTAATATAGATCTAATATTATTCGGGAACCAAGGGCAATAAGTAGCATTTGGTTTATTTAGCATTTTGCCAATAGTTGGGATTGGACGACAACCACCGCCAGCAAATAAATCAAAGATCGGGGAAAATGGATTCACAACAGTAAAGTTGAAGATACTACCTAATTTCTTAGAGTCATTTTTACCCTTATCTTCCCTGTCTTTTTCTTCTTGCTTATTTTGTTGAAATTGTTGATTTTGCTGCTCGGTCTGATTATTAATACTATTGTTAAGTTGATTATTCTGATTGATAATAGTTTGATTTTGAACAACTAAATTATTCAAAAATTGAGTATTAGGATCAGTATAAAGTTCAATATTAGAAATGTCAAAATAATTAAGTCTAAGATTAGGAATAGTCTCAGGTAGACCAGAATGAATAATAAAAGAATTAGATGAAGAAGAAGAACCATAAAAGCCAATAAGAAGGCGAAAATATGGATCTTTTACAAAACCACCCTCTGGTGAAAAGAAAACAGAACCAGAAAGCCTAATAACTGAATTATTATTCTCAATGAAACGATTACATGAAAAATTTGAAACAACACCCTTCCCAGGAGCACCATCAAGAGAAATATCAAGACCAGGATAAACATTATTATTACAGGACCAGAAAACAGAGGGAGAACCCCAATAAGTAAGACTAAAATCAAATTTTACAGAACGTTTATTAATAGCACCGGATTGAGGAAGAGAAAACCAAATAACTTGACGACTAAGATAAACAGGATAACTGTTAGGAATATTATCAACAACACGAGGATTAGAACCAGCAGGATTATATGAAATATCAAAATCTTGACCAGCGTGACTATAATGAGAATTAAACCAACCAATTTTATTGATTGAGTTGGTAGCACTAACGTTATTGACTGATAATAATGAAATACAAAATACAGAGAAAATAAAGAAAAATGCAAAGGAAGATAATTTTGTTAAGCATTTCATTATCGTCTCCTTATTCCCATAAACATCTTATAAATGACAGTAAAGAAAGCTAAAACAATTATAGTTGCGGGAAGAATGAAAGCAGATTGAAGATTTGGCGGGACAAAATACTTATCAGTATAGTTAAAAGTACAAGAATTAGAATGGTAAGAACCATTATAATAAACTCTATCGACCTGAACCCACTTAAATCCATTAAGAATATAAGTATCAGAATAATTGGAAGACCGAGCGGTAATCTGTTGACCAGTACCAGAAATTTGAAGACAATTATAACCAGTTGGTAATTCAAAATAATTCATCTTAATCTCTCCTAAAAAGGCTAATCGCCCAACTAATAACTAAAACATAAGCAAATGGTTGTAAGAACCACGCAAGCGTATCAATGGTAGCTTGTGCTAATACTTGCATTTTTTAACACTCCTTATAAAATCATCAATATTAGAATCAGAAAATAAAGATTGTTTTTCAATATAAGAAAGAGTCAGTAAACAATCAGAAAGATCATTCAAATTCTTAGTCAAATCTTTTACAAGAACAGAAATTTTCAAATTAGTAGAAATATATTCAGATAAAAGAGAAATTTTTTTAGTATCATCCATAATAAAATCCTTAAAGTTAAAACCCCTCACTCCGGGGGGCTTGCTTTACGCAGCCCCCCGAGCAAGGGGCATAGTTAGATTCCGCGGAACAAACCAATGGCCCAACGAACAACGTAGAAAAGAAATCCTACGAGAACAGCGACGGCAACGATTGGAAGAACCGCTTCAATGACACCCTGAAACTTAGCGAGAGTTAGAGCGTCAGACAAACCTGAAATATTCATGGCAGAGACGGCTGGTGTAGCTGGCATAGCGACACCCCTTTCATAAATATTATTTTTTGTAATCACCGATAGATAAATCAGATTCAATTCGATTAAGCCACTTGCGTTGAAATTCTTTAAGAAAAGCCTTTAACTCTGGGTGCCTCATTAAAGTATTATCTACCGCACGAGGCCCTTCAAGCGTCTTAATTTGTTCTAAAAGAGTAATAGTGTCAAGGTACAAAGAATAGTCATCAAATCCGGCTTCTGAAATCTTAATATTCATGGGGAGGTAATCCTATAAAGATTGAAAGGCGTTCAAGAATCCAAACATTTCAGATGAGTTAACAAAGATACGCTTAGTAAAACCATTAATAAAAGTGAGCTCCACATAAGAGTAATCAACTCCATCCTTAGTTTTACCCTGCTTAACTGTAAGTAACTTAATTGAATCCGTTAGATCTTGGTTGAGATAATCTTGTAATTCTGACATTTTTTAGTCCTTTATATTAAATTAATTTATCTAAGGTTAAGAATGTCTACTACAATGTTTGAAACAATAGTTATTGTGCGACATTACGCATAACCTTACTAACATGATACATCATATTAAAATTTATGCAAGTGGTAAATCTGCATGTTGTCAAAGTCAGCGATTCGGGTTCTGAATAATGGGGGT